CCTGCCTCGCCAGCCATTTTGCGAGAGTGGTGGAATTGGTAGACACGCTGGTTTTAGGTACCAGTGCCGCAAGGCGTGAGAGTTCGAGTCTCTCCTTTCGCACCAATTTATTATGAACCAGTGAGAAAATTATGCCTAAGCAAGGACGTGGCGACCCGATGGTAAGAGCAGACGGTCGCAATAAACCAGATAGAGATTGGTGGCCCGAGAACTTCGATTGGTACCTGAAGTGGGCCGCATCAATTCTTATTCTTGCTTCTCTGGCAATGCGCTCAGCAGGACCAGAATATCGCATGTATGACTTGACAATCGGGTTCGTAGGTATTATACTATGGACTTGGGTATCTGTAATCTGGAAAGACCGAGCACTCATTATGCTGAATGCGGTTTCTGGGTTTATGATTGCAACAACTATTTTGAGAGAGTGGTAATGTCTAAAAAATCAATTGACTACAAGTTCAACGAGGATAAGTTGATTGCGGAATTCGCGAGTTACATTGACTCTACATATAATCAACACTACGCCAAAGAGAAGTTTCAGGCGACCGAATTTATTATTGATGGGGGGCACGGTACAGGATTCTGTATCGGTAATGTTTTGAAATACGCACAGCGTTACGGGAAGAAGGGGACTCGTGACGATGCGCGAAAAGACTTACTAAAGGTACTTCATTATGCGCTTATTCAATTACACGTTCACGATAGCGATTAGTCTATTCATCACCGGATGCGCATCGTCCGGTGTCACCAATGCGTACCGTTACGGTGCGGATGATTATAAGTTCCTAGAAAAGGAATACGAGAACCTACATCCAAAGGTTCATTTTGTTTTACTCAAAAACGAAGCCGAGTTCAATGCAGCCAGACGAAAGAATCTGGGATTAGAATGGGATTCAGTGAGTGCGTTTACTCTCTGGATACCCGAGACCGGCGAGTGCACCGTGTACATAAAGGACCCAGAGTGGCAATGGGAACCTGAGTTGATTGGACACGAAGTTGCACACTGCATATGGGGGAGATACCATAGGGGCAAAGAAGGCCTCAAACCTTATTAGGAGCGGTAGTTCAGTTGGTTAGAATACCGGCCTGTCACGCCGGGGGTCGCGGGTTCGAGTCCCGTCCGCTCCGCCAACCATGAGAGAAAATTATGAGATTTCTTTTAGCAGTGTTATTGACAACGGCCGTGAGTTGTAGTACAATCGAAGATGAAAGGATATGCCTTGATTGGGACTCACGCGTAGTAATTCGAGAAAAGTGTATTCCTATGTATGGTGCATTGATATGCGCCGATCAGGAGAAAGTGCAAACGTGGTGCGTTCTTTATGAAGAACTAGAACCACCTAAACAAGAGGATTGATATGCGAGGTAAGCATGTAGTTAAGCGCCGACGTGAAGGCGCACTCGAACGTCTCAAGGCGTCACAGTTCTTTGAGAAGAACGGACGCACTGAGGAAAAGTGGCAGGCTCGTAAGGACAAGGAGATTGAGAGACTCGAAATTTCTCTCGGCATCCGTCAGCCTGCAAAAGTAAAACGAGAGGAAATCACTCTCGACTAAGACTTAGTCCTGAGATGACTCTAAACTCACTCTGGTCGTTACGCCCGTCACCTGAGTATGTGGAAAACTGCTCACTTACACACACAACTAAGGAGACTTATTATGTCTACACCATATGAACTTCGGTTCCAAATCTTTGAAACAGCGAAACAAACCCTAGTCGATGAGTACTGGGCTCAGAAAGAAAAACGTGACTCTCTCATTGAGGTTGCTCCAACAATGGACCAAGTACCTGAGTATCCTGAATACCCTAGTATGCAGGATGTGATGAACCGAGCCAAGGTCATCAACGAGTTCGTTTCTAAGAGTTAACGGAGATTGGCGCAGTCTGGTAGCGCACCGCATTTGGGATGCGGGGGTCGTAGGTTCGAATCCTACATCTCCGACCAATAAGGAAATGTTATGATACACGAATGGACAATCTTCTACAAAGGTATTCAGGTAGGATTGACCTACTCATTGACAGAGTACGGAGCGAGAGAACGTTGGTACTACAACCAGAGCTCCAGTGCATCTAAATACTCTGGTCTCTCGTTTGCGGATATTACCGCAAGGAAACGATAGGGTCTGATTCCCCTATCCAAATAACTGAATCAGTGGTGCCCAGAAGACGGCAGGGGGAGTCCGCTCCCCCTTTATTTTGGAAACATGATGAATCCATTTGACTATTTCGATAAGATATTCTGCATTAACCTACCGCATGACTTTGACCGCAAAGAAGTCATGAGCAAAACCTTTAGGGACCTAGGCATATATGAAAAGGTCTTCTGGTGTTTTGCAGACAAACCTTATGAAGAGTATCGGGCTACCAATTATCGATACAAGGGTGAGTTTGGTGTTGTTCTCAGTCAACTCAAAGCGTTGGTGGCCGCATCGTTCACCGAGGTCGAGAACGGTATCGCAATCTTTGAGGATGACGTGCACTTTGATGAGAACAGTCATCGAATGTTACAAGAGGCCCTTGATAACGTTCCCGATGATTGGGACATACTATACCTTGGTGGTCGTCCACTAGAAAAACTAGAACATGTGCAGGGCAACATCTACAAGGTCAATAAATTTACCAGTGCAATGTCTTACTGCATCTCTGCGAAGGCGTTGCGACAATACGCATTGTTTTACATTGACCGGATGGGAAGGGCTCATCCGGATGCCTGTTGTGATAATATACTCAACGACTTCATTATACACAACGGGAAAAACGGATACGTGATGTATCCAAATCTCACATTGACCATTCCTGGCCACTCAACGTTGCGGGACGGTTATAGAGATTACAGAGACGTGATACAGAAGTCGTGGGATGAAAATTTATGAGTGACCCATTGTTTGACCTTGAACAAGAGTTCATGGAATGTTGGGGAGTGGTGGATGATATCAAGATGTTGACGAAGTATCTATGTGACCATCCTAAGTTTGCCGGTTTGAGTGCAGAGGCGAATGACGAAATGGCTAACCTACTAATCGGGTTAGAGTCTCTCTACAAGGTTAAGTTTGAGAACGCATGGTCTTCTTTTGAAAAGGTTACTGAAACCTATCGGAAGGCAGAATCGCAACAACTTGAACTTGAACCGTTGGATGAAATACACTTGGACGATGCCCCTGTATCCGTGCAGGCATCATACACACAACCTACTCGTAACGTGTACTATAACACGCAAGATAGATGGGACATGGTGGATACTAACGCCCCACGTCTGAATGATGTAACACCACAAGAGTGGGACCGTGTTGCAAAAAAATCTTATAAGGCATAAAAAAGTTCTTGACACGAGTGGTGGACTCGTGTATAGTATGCAGTAACACATGGAGAGTTGGCTGAGTGGTCGAAAGCGGCGGTCTTGAAAACCGTTGAACCGGAAGGTTCCGTAGGTTCGAATCCTACACTCTCCGCCAATACACACAGTTGAGAGTATATTATGAACAAGTTGACGATGACACTAGCATCTACTCTAGTTATTTCCGCATGTAGCGGGGGAGGGGCGGAATCACCTGTACCCGTGGAACCCGTTACGTCTACACCTGTAACCACACCAGCGCCTGACCCCAAGACGGTCGCAAAGGACGAATTGTTTGAGTTGATGGGTACGCCCGAAGACTTCATCCTACCCGATAGTGATGACTTCGATAACATCCCCCAAGACCCAAGTAATCCTATTACCGCAGAGAAGGTCGCACTGGGTAAGTTAATCTATCACGAGACTGGTATCACCGAAGGTGAACTCTCTTCCAGTGAAGGTACGTTCTCGTGTGCATCTTGTCACAATGCACAGAATGGATTCAAGTCTGGTATCCGTCAGGGTATCGGTGAGGGTGGTATTGGATTTGACCATCGCATGGTCATGGAAGGTGTAGACCTTGCAGACGTTGATGTACAACCAGTAACATCCCCTACAGTACTGAATACCGCATTCCAAGAAGTGATGCTTTGGAATGGTCAGTTCGGTAATGAAGTGGGTGGTATTGTGAACATTGGTATCGACCCCGACCGTCACTTCACAGAAGGTACACCGAAGGAAGCAAACCTACGTAACCTGTCCGGACTAGAGACGCAGGCAGTCGCAGGTCTTGGTGTGCACCGTATGGGAACGAATAGTCCAGACTCACTACTACGCACCAACGAGACGTATCGACAGATGTTTGAGGACGCGTATGGTGTCGCAGAACCAGACGACATGTTGGAAGCAGCCGCACTCGCAATTGCCGCGTACGAACGCACTGTTCTTGCAAACGAGGCACCATTCCAAGATTTCTTGCGAGGTAACGACGACGCGATGACAATCGAAGAGATTGAAGGTGCAAAGGTGTTCTTTGGTAAGGGTAACTGTAACTCGTGCCACACTGGGCCCGCACTATCTTCACCTACAGGTGCTCTTGCGGATGATGTGTTTATGACGGTTGGATTCCATGACCTTGATATCTGGGAAGATACAATTGGTGAGGTCAACGATGCGACACGTGAAGGTCGTGGTGGATTCACGGGCGATGACATGGATAAGTACAAGTTCAAAGTACCGCCACTTTACAATCTTATAGATACAGAAGTGTTTGGTCATGGTGCATCGTTTAGTTCACTAGAAGATGTAGTTCGTTACAAAGTTGATGCGGTACCTCAGCATCCAGACGTAGACTTACATCAAGTAGATTACCGATTTACCCCTCTTGACTTGACCGAAGACGAAATCGCAAGCCTAGTATTGTTTCTTGAGAACAGTTTGCGTGACCCTAACTTGATGCGATATGTCCCTGAGTCTCTACCCAGTGGCAACTGTCCCATCAATAATGATGAGGTGTCACGTCAAGAACTTGGATGTGATTAATTGATTAGCGGATTTAGCTCAGTTGGTAGAGCGAAACCTTGCCAAGGTTTAGGTCGCTGGTTCGAACCCAGTAATCCGCTCCAATTTAAAATAGTATAAATAGGTTTAATGGGGCGGTAGCTCAGTAGGGAGAGCGTCTGGTTTGCATCCAGAAGGTCGTGGGTTCGATTCCCTCTCGCTCCACCATTTTAACGATTTCCTCATGGGATGCGGGGCCGGTACTACTAAGACGACGCAAACGCGATAATTTGTAAACCGTAGAATCTCTCAACTACGCGCATGTCCACCTTATGCCGCGGACGGTGAGTGACAGAAAGTCACGACAAGTTATAGAGTCTAGTAAACATAACAGTACCCTTCGGGCCCCGCATCCATGAGGAATCTTTTGTTTTGCTATTGACAAGTGAGAAATATTATGGTAGAATTCCTATTATACTTTTTTGCCGCAGTGGGTATACTCACTTCGGTTTCTTGGGTTTTCCTTTGGGTGATTGTTCGACATGAACTGAAGGCACTTGAGAATATTAACCCTGTAATTGATTTAGACGATTTGTAATGATATTTGAACATGTCCCCGTCGAGTTGACGGAAATGAAAACGGAGAACCATAACGGTCGCCGTGAGTACAAAACACCGGAAGGTATCAACCTTCCTTCTATTACTACTGTACTTTCTATCCTATCGCGAGAGTCTATCGCCAAGTGGCGGGCCCGCGTAGGACACGAAGAAGCGAACCGTATTTCTCACCGTGCATCAACACGGGGAACCGCAGTACACGCCATCGTTGAGAAGTACATCAACAATGAAGAGAACTTCAAAGATGGATACACTCCAGACATTATTAGTAGCTTTATTGATCTTAAGCCCATTTTGGATAGCCGTATCGGTCGAGTATATGCACAGGAGGCCCCTCTCTACTCAAACCACTTGGGAGTGGCTGGTCGCGTCGATTGCGTTGCTGAGTTCGATGGTCGTCCTTCTATCATTGATTTCAAGACTTCCATGAAACCTAAACGGCTCGATTGGATTAAGAATTATTTCATGCAAGAGTCCGCCTACGCAATCATGTGGGAAGAACGTACGGGTCAACCAATCACTCAACTGGTTACAATCATTTCGGTTGACAACCACGAACCACAAATCTTCATTGAACATCGTGACAATTGGGTACGTCCACTACGTGAGACAATTGCGCAGTACAACGAAGAAAACTCTCATAACGCCCTTGACATATAAATAGTATCTGTTATACTCAATGATGAGTAAGAGGATACTAAGTGGCGCAGCCAAAAGACAGAGACACTCTGAAGGTCGAACTTCAATTTGCCAACTTCGAGGTGGTAGATGGGAAGACCAGCAGGACGGTCATAATACAACTACCAAAGGGTGCAGACCGTGTGGATGCGCTACTCAAGGCAGCGGATGTATTAAGTGACTATAGTGCAAAGTACAACGACAAAGGCGGTCAATCCTCTATCGGCAGAGTCGAGTGTTCTGGTTCCTACTACATCGAATGCAAACATAAAGGTGGTGGCGGTTCCGGTGCGGGGTCTGATTTGACTGCTCTTGTTGAATCTGCGCAATGTGTTTACCTTGCAGTTAAGTACAATCAAAAAGGAGTGTACACTGCAGCGAATATGGATGCGGCAAAAAGTAAGTACGATGTCACGGAGAGACTAGACAACATCAAAACGAAATTACCAGAGAAATGGATTGTCTCAAGTAAAAAAGGTGCGGATAAACTGGCTGAGAAATTCTCTAACAGTATGAAGAACTACGTATGCCATCGTGGTAGTAGTTGGGTCACCGGATTAGAGAGTCACTGGAAGACCTTGAATGTCGCTGCAGGGAAACCATTCGGTGATATCAACAAGTGGTCCCCTGCGGATATCTGGTTAGTGTCTACTGCGGGTGCACGTGTTGACCTAACACAAACAAATTCACTCATAGAACTCAATCAACTCCTAGTAGAACAGTACGATGCCAAAGATATTATTGGTGTGTCTCTGAAACAGATACAGACACCAACCGCACGTTTCGGTGAGTTGAATATGACCAGTGCACGTAAGGAATATAAGTTCGAGTCAAGCACTCTAGGTCTACGTGGTTTCTGGTTGTCTCAGGATGGTTACATTTACTTTGCAGGACAGAAGATTCAGTTCCGTAAGTTCGGTTCAACATGGCAGGGAGAACTAAAGGGTCAGTTCGCAAACATGGGTAAGGTATCCGGCGGCCCAGTCGCAAACATTGTAAAGGACGTGTTTGATGTTGATATGATACCTCAACGATTGTTAAGGGAAGAACTTCCGAGAACGAAGAACAGTTTTATGAGTGGTATAAAAAAGTACCATATACAGACGATATGACAAAAGTCGATTTTTTAACAGAATTAAAAGGTAAGGACCAGAACTGGTACCTATCTAAAATTATGACTGTCCAGTTGTTCGCCATTGTTGAGAATGGTACTGAGGCGCAAAAGAATGCGTTTACCTCTGGGCTCGTTAACTATGCAGGGTCGGAGTCAAGACTCTCCGGTCCATACTGTAAGGTATACTAATGGAAAAGTTTGGTGAATTCATAACAGAACAGAAGAACACTCACATGACCCACATCGAGGACAAGGTTCTTTACGGTGGAGTCAATGGGACACGCGAGGCGATTAACGCACTGCGTGGTCTGCGTGACATGTTGGCCGGTACTGCAAAGGGTAATGTCTCTGTGAAATGGGATGGTGCGCCTGCAGTGTTTGCGGGAACTGACCCACGTGACGGTAAATTCTTTGTTGCGAAGAAAGGTATCTTCAACAAGAACCCGAAGGTCTACAAGACCGACGCGGACATCGACGCGGACACCAAGGGTGACCTCAATGCAAAACTGAAAGACGCACTGAAGTATCTCCCTGAGTTAGGTATCAAGGGTGTTGTTCAAGGTGACTTCCTGTTCAGTCGTAAAGATTTGTACGGTAAGAAAATAGATGGACAACGATATGTCATGTTTCACCCGAACACGATCGCATATGCAGTACCTTGGAAAGAGGCTGCGGATTTACGTGCAGCCAAGATTGGTATCGTCTGGCACACAACCTACACGGGTGATTCTTTTGAAAACATGAGAGCGTCGTACGGCGTGGATGTTGCGGCCTTCCGCAAGTCACGCAACGTATGGTCACAGGACGCAATGTTGAAAGACCTAACCAATGCAACCATGACTCAACGAGAGACTGATGCGGTAACTGCACTTCTATCGACTGCGGGTAAAATTTTTAATCAGATATCCGGTACGACATTGCGCACACTCGAAGCGAACCCTAAGTTCGCGGGTGCAATCGAAACATACAACAATTCATTCGTACGTGCGGGTGCGTTACTACCAGACCCAAAACGACACGTTAATGGATTGATAAGTAACAGACAAGCCTACTATAAGAAAGAGATTGCAAGTAAGAAATCTCAACGTGGTAAGGACACGTGGACCGCAAAGATGAAGGATGAAATGGCCTTTTTCTCACCTGAGAACCGAGCCAGTTTAGAAAAAATCTTCGAACTACAGAAGACCATCGTACTTGCGAAATTAAAGCTTATAAATAGTCTTGACAAATTAAAAACAATCGAGACATTCGTTAAAACCTCTAATGGTTACAAAGTGACAGGTGAGGAAGGTTATGTTGCGATTGACACGCTTGGTGGTGATGCGGTGAAACTGGTTGACCGTATGGAATTTTCATACAACAACTTTTCATCTGATATATTAAAGGGGTGGGATTCCGCCCGTAGATAATATGGAATAAACCAATAGAGGACTAATTAGATGACAAAAGTTCTGTCATTTAAACACTTTACTGATGCAGATTATACTACCGATAATGGTAAGGACGGTAAAGATCCGCAAGTATCGTACAATGCGCAGAAGCGCAGAAACGGAAAATACGACGAGGCGTTAGATATCCAACAGCGTCGTAAGTTGGCGATTCGCATGAAGAGGCATAAGGCTCGAATTGCAATCGGCCGTAAACGTGCAGCGCGTAAAGTCGCAAACCTAGACAAGTTAAAGGTCCGTGCGCGTAAACAAGCGAGGAAGGCACTATTCTCAAAACTGGTTAAGGGCGTCCCTAAATCAGATTTGACTATGTCTCGCAGAAAAGAAATCGAGAAGCGCTTAGAAAAACCGGCGATGCAAGCAAAGATTGCACGTGCGGCCCGCAAGAATCTACCTAAAGTTAGACGTGACGAAATCCAGAAGAAGCGTGGTGGCGGTCAGTCTAAATGATTAAGAATTTTTCTCAGTACCTAATCGAAGAGGAGCGTGAGGTATTCTTCACGTTCGGTCGTATGAATCCACCCACCATTGGACATGGTAAGGTAATGGATGCATTGGCGACCAAGTCTGGTAAAGCAGACTACAAAGTATTCGTATCTCAGTCAACGGACGCAAAGAAGAATCCGTTGTCGTATCAAGATAAGATTAAACACGTCCGCAAGATGTTTCCAAAACATGCGCGTAATGTTATGGTTGATAAGTCGGTAAAGACCGCAATCAACGCACTTGTCTCTCTGTATGACCAAGGTTACCGCTCGGTGACTATGGTCGTCGGAGAAGACAGGATTAGAGAATTCGACGTTCTGTTTAAAAAGTACAATGGAGTGAAGGCCCGACATGGGTTTTACAACTTTAAGAGTATTAATATAGTATCTGCCGGTAAGAGAGATCCAGATGCTGAGGGTGTGGAAGGTATGTCCGCATCCAAGCAGAGAGAAAACGCCTCGAAGAATGATTTTGTCACATTCTCGCAAGGCGTCCCAAAGTCAATGTCCAACAAGGATGCACGTAAACTATTCAATGACGTGCGTAAGGGTATGGGCCTGACCGAAGAAAAAGAATTCCGCAATCACCTAACTCTTGAATCAGTATCGAATACCCGCGAAATGTTTGTCGCGGGTGAACTGTTCGAGATGGGCGACACGGTGGTAGTAAAAGAGTCTGACGAACTTGCCACCGTTACCGTCTTAGGTGCAAACTATGTGATTGTAGAGACACATGAAGGTAAGAGAATGCGTAAGTGGTTAGACGCAGTTGAGCCCTTGAGTGAAGATGTTTCTCAAACACAAATCAAAGACCTAGAGAAATTTGGTGACCGTCTGTTGAAAAAGTTCGACATCGACATCGAGTTTACTCGCCATTTTGCAGACCGCATGAATGACAAACGTAACCAACCACAGATTAAGGTTGCGGAGATTCAGCGTCTGTTCAAGAAAATCGCAAAAGAGAAAGGTCGCAACATCAAGAAACACGGTGACGCAGAAGCCGTACTGAAAGATGTGCAGAGTGACCTAAACCTACCTGTTGCAATCAATTACAAGAACGGTGAGTTCGAAGTGGTCAATAAGACCATCATGCGTAAGAAAGGTTTCAAAACATCGAACCCTGTTGTTGCGTACGAAGGTGCCCGTCAAGACCCAGATATAAAGGACAAGGAAGGCACACAACCTGCACGTTACCATGCGGGATTGAAGAAGTCCACCAAGGACAAGCGCGATGCGCACTTCAAGAAACACGGTAAGAAGGCAGACAATGATGCGTCCGCATATCAACCAGCCCCAGGCGATAAGGGAGCGAAGACTAAACCATCCAAGTACACTAAGTCGTTTAAGGACATGTACGACGAAGACTGTTGGGATGGTTACAAGCAGGTTGGTATGAAGAAAAAGGGTGATAAGATGGTCCCTAACTGCGTCAAAGAAGAACACGGTGCAGGTGAGTGGGGAACCGACAAACTCAAGAAGAAGTACGTCAAAGATACTCCACACATGGAGATTGATGAACGTTCATGGGCACATGACCTTGCACGTCTAGCGTCTAAGACTATCAAACGCAGTGAGTATGAAAAAATCGCAAAGGTTGCGAAAGACATGAAGGCAAAGTCATCACATAAACACAGTGATGGTTACTACGCAGCAGAAGTCATTCGTAAGTATAACCTGAAGGGAATTAACGCACGTGCACTTGCAGACCTTATGAGCGAAGACATTGATGCAGTGTCTAATGTACGTTCCGCTATCGCACGTGAGAAAGAGTTTGATAAGAGAAAACATCAAATGATGTTAAAACGTGCACGTATATCACGCGCCAAGGCTCGTAATAGAGAGATGGATAAATGATTTCGTTTAAAGTATACCTTGAAGAAAAGAGATACTCTATGTATGATGACATGGGTAACTTGGAAGAAGGTCCAGACGGTATCGCATCGAAGGCGAAGAAGTCGGGTATCTCACCAGACACACTTCGCAAGGTTTATAATAGAGGTGTTGCGGCATGGAAGACTGGTCATCGGCCAGGCACCACACCGCAACAATGGGGAATGGCAAGGGTTAACGCTTTCATCGTTAAGAAGAAGAAAGGCAACCTGAACCATGACAAAGACTTAGCATAAAACTTAAACAGAGGTTTTAAACAAAAATGGCAAATCAAATTTTAGCGGGTGCTGTTGTTAATGCTGGCATGGTCATTGCTGGTGTTGACGCAGATAACCCACCAGTAACTGGCCCAGCGCCAGAAACGCAATACCACTTATTAGGGGCAGATGGGCCTGTTCATATCGAAGGCGATTTCTCAATCGTACAAGACGGATTCACTAGTTGGACATTCGAAGTTGAATTTACAGCACCTAATGACAACCAATATAGAAATATCTTCACTTTGGGTGGAACGCCAGACAAGAAGTATGGTGGTCTTTCGATGTATACCACGAATGGTGGTGATGCTGTAAGTATGGTTACAAGTTCAAGTGGCACTACGACTGATGGATATAATAATTTCTTATTTGGAGCTAACAGTAACGGATGGACAGGGTCGCCTCATCGTTTAACAATTGTCCGCGATGGGAATCTAGGAAGAACTGCGGTCTTTAAAGACGGAGAGTTCGTGTCTACAGCACAAGCAGGGGCGCATCCAACTCACTCAACAAGTGTTAAATGGCCAGCCACTCATTTCGAGGGTGCAGATTTAACATTCTTTGCCTATGCAGATGATTCAGTGATCATGGGAGACGGAACAGGTGTAGAGATTCATGGGTGGAATTACTCAAAGACAAATACATACGAAGATCAGGGTGTGACCGGATTAGGTGGAACAATCACTAACCTTCTACCATTAACTCAAACAGCACCTGAAACACCAAATCCTTATGTAGACCCATATGCTGGTGACTTTATTATGGCATCTCCTTCAGGACGAGCAATCACTCACAATGGTGGTTGGGATGCTATTGATATGTTGCAATGGATCTCTTATGGTACTTGGGGTGAAAGTGGAACTAGGTCTATTAACACGCCTGGTGGAGCATCCGCAATTCATCATATGCGATATGACCCTGTTAGTAAGAAAGTGTTCGCATTATTCACAGGTGGTGAAGCTACATTAGCAGACAATGGATTTGGTGGATATTCTACTAGTAACAATGACCACTTCTTTAGTGGATACTTTTACAATAATGTAACTTGGGCAAATCCAACAATGGGTGTTGTAGGATCAAGAAATCAATATGAACCAGAAGATATTCCTGGCCTAGGTATCAGTTGGAACGGAACGTCGTGGTCAATGGAGACAAACACCGTCGAGTTCTCACAAGCTGACAACGATCAACAATATGACGTAATCAACGAATTTACGACATTAACTCGTGCCGCAAACAAGGGCATTTACAACTCTGTATTAGAAAGTGAATATGACAATGAAGATTATGTTAGTCCTGCCGGAACGCTTTGGGCAGTTGCTCCATCTGGCACATATGATCCAAATACACTAACATTTACGAGATTTGAAGATGTGTACGAAGGGTCGATAGGCAGTAATATATTAGAATCAAATTTCAGCCCTGTTGTGATGTTGTGTATGCGCTCACGTGAATTTTATGAATTCACATTCACCGCATGGACACAAGGCGGTGGCGGCGGAATGGCATACACCCGTACAAAACTAGATAGCACTTGGGATAGATATGGATATCCTATCCTAGCCACTAGTGGCAACGCCCCTTATACTGACCCAACTGCTTCATATTGGAGAGAGAACTATGCTCCTGCTGGATATACATGGATTCCATACGTTGGTTTCACGTCGACAGAACCACTAACCAGCACTCGTTCTATGTTTGAAGGAATGGACATCGAATACTTAAATATCACTCACTTAGACATGTCGCAAGTAAATCGAACTTCTAGCATGTTTGAAGAGTGTAGCGGTATGGATGTTACGCCATCGGATCTTAGTGGTTGGGATGTCTCAAATGTTGAGATAGCATATGAAATGTTTAAGTACACCTCATTTAACCAAGACATCAGCGGATGGGATACTTCTAATATGACAGATATGGAAGGTTTTTTCTATAGCGCTACTGAGTTCAATCAACCTATCGGAAATTGGAACACTTCGAGTGTAACGAATTTTCATAGCATGTTCTATGATGCGCAATCATTTAACCAAGACATCGGTGGATGGGACACTTCTAGTGCAACGAATATGGCATACATGTTCGAAGATGCGCCTTCTTTCAACAATGGCGGAAGTCCTTCAATAAACAATTGGGATACTAGCAACGTCACAGATATGGACAGACTGTTCTATAGAACTCCGTTCAATCAACCTATCGGAAATTGGAACACTTCGAATGTCATAGACATGAGTGAGATGTTTGAGGAGAACGAAGTCTTCGATCAAAATATCGGTGACTGGGATGTCTCAAGCGTTGAAGAGTTTGACGAAATGTTCCAAGACGCAACCGCATTTAATAATGGCGGAAGCGCTTCGATCGGAACTTGGGACGTTTCTTCTTGTACAGACTTTGGAGAAATGTTTGAGAACGCAGAGTCCTTCAACCAAGATCTATCTTCTTGGGTTGTTGCGCAGTCTGAAGAGCACGGTCAGTTTGATAAGGGATGTACTTCTTGGACATTGCCTAGACCAAACTTCCCAGGCGGCATTAGTAGTTCGGACGACTAATGAAAAAGTTTACTGAAATAAGAGAAGCAAGGCGGTCTGCACAAGACCGTCTTTCCGCACGTGCGTCGAAACATGGTCTTGGTTCGCAGAAGAGACTAGACAAGATTAAGAAGTCGTCTGATTTTTTCAGTAAACCACCACCATCTTACAGCAAGGATGACTTGAAGAAGATGGGATATGCAGTAGAAGGTAAGAACGATTACCCTATCTACCACAAGACATATTCAGATGCAATGCAGGCGTCATATGCATTTGCAAAGAAAAAGGGCTTTGAGGTAGACAAGAGCGACATCGACGATAAAGTCGCAACCGGACCAAAGAAACCATCTAATGGTAAAACTAATAGTTTCACCTTGAAGTTGGTTGGTCAAAAGAATAAGAGATTGGCGGTACAGGTAACTAACTTAGATAACCGTCGATACGAATTAAACTGTTACATAACATAAGGTACAGGAATGGCAAACATAATTTCATCTACCGCCGTTGTTAGTTCTGGGGCAGTAATTTCTGGAGTTGATGCGGATAACCCACCAGTCCCAAGTGTAGAAACTCCATCTTGGGTCAACTCATACAGTCTTATTTCTTTGGGTTTAGGTTTGTCAGACGAACCATATGAACACGTCCAAGGAGATTCTGTCCTTACCGTGCACGGTAATGGTGTCACTGCTGATACGGCAGTTGATGCGATAGATGGTGAGACCGGACGACCAATCATTCAGTTTGATGGTAGCTCAGACTACATCAAGATAGAACACCCTACTGCACTCAAGTATGGCACTGGCGACTTTATGATTGAAGGTTGGTTCCTTACACGCGGCAGTGGTTCTCCTCAGAACGTATTTGCGCAGAGAGACCAAGGCGGCCCTATTCTAAGGATTGAGTCTAACGGAAAACTAAAGTACTTCCGTGGTGGTGGTAACAATATGCAGGTGTCTACACTGACACTAGATGTGGATACTTGGTATAACTTCACTATGGTCCGCGCGGCAGGGACAATGACGATATACTTAAATGGTATAGAGTACATGAGTTTCCCAGAGACCGCTAACTTCAGTTCACTGACCGAAATTCAAATCGGTGGATGGGTGAATGGCCCAGAGTGGTTCAACGGCGCATTGTATGGATTCCATATCACCACAGAAGTCGAAGTCCCAGAAACCCCATCTGTACCAGAGACGTTCGGTCTACATTCGGGTGAAGTATACTACACTGGGTCTCACTATGTACCTGTCAATGACCACACCGCAGGTAGTGACGACTTTACGTTCGAGACTTGGTACAAATTCTCATCGGTCAACGACTCTTGGGCCCGTATCGTTGAAGCAGGTGCTTATGACGAACCAAACACTTGGAGAATTAATCAGAACAACACCTCTACCGAACTTGTATTCCAAATCGGTGGACCATCTCCAAGACAAGAAATTTTCAGTGGGGTTAACGTAGTATTAAACGATTGGAACCACGTTGCGGTTGTTAGGTCTAGTGATGTTATCACCATGTACATTAATGGTGTTGCAAGAGGCACTCTAAACTATACAGGATCTTTCGACACTCCAATCAAGTACTTGGGTGTAGGTAATGTGAATGCAAATAATGGTGGAATTGAAAACTTCTTACACGGATATTTGAGTGACCCGCAATACTCCAACTACGCAAAGTATACCGCAGATTTCAGTCCATCCGGTGACCCAGACATTCCATACCTACTTAACGGTGCAGTCGCTGACGGTGGTACCGGAACTGCAACGGGTAGTATCTCGTTCGGAGACTGGAACTGGAGTAATGGTAAACAAGATGAGAACGCGGGAACTACAAATCCAACAGCATCGATTGTTGCAGAAGGTCTGCGAGTCGTCGCTCCGCAATGGTCAACTGGTAGCTGGTGGATTGAACCAGATATGACAGGCGCAACCTCAGTTAGAATCACAGGTAACTACGTTCACAATAGTAATTATGGTACAATCCGTGTGTACCAAACTAATGGATATGCTTACGAATCTACATCATCATCTCAGTGGAGTGATATTGTTTTAAACACTAGAGGGACGGACACTTTCGATGTGACAATACCGTTGGTCAGTGGTAATTCAAGAATCACCATTAGAGTGTTCAATAACGACGGACAGTCAACAATCGAATCGGTGCAATTACTATAAGGACAACATATGAGCAAATCGAAGAAACCACGTAATAAGAAAATGTCTGCTGCGAAGAAACAAAGACTGCAACAGGCGTCCGACAACAACTACGGGGGACTGAATTTTAACCCACTAAATAGCAAGGGTAGTAATATAAAAACAGTCAATCCAGTTGCGGGAACGAAGGTATTTCGAGGCGCAAGTAGAGGAAGTTAAAATGAAAACATTTCAGGAATTGAGAGAAGCAGTGGGTGACGTTGCGATTGCGCACCAAACGCCTTACGGTACTGTTACAGCTACTAAGAGAAACACCAAGGGTATGCGTGGTAAGCAAGACGGATACTCTCTATCTCTAAAGACTAAGAGTGGTAAGGTTGTAGACCTTGGTAGTCACCCAAAACCAACAAAAGCAAATGTCATGTCAATCGTCAAGAATGCGATGCAGAAAGAGTCAGTCGATCTTGAAGAGAACAAGATCTTCTTTGTAAAGGTAGGTGACGGTCGTGGTTCTATGACTGTCAAAACCAAGGCAAGAAACAGCCGTGAAGCATTGAAGAAGATGCGATCTGAACATCCAAAATCTAGGGTTTCATTAGACATTAATCAGAAACAAGGTCAACCTGCGGGTGCACTTGAATCAGTGAAGACCGAAGACCTAGTTGATGAGAATATTCAAAGAACGGCAGACCAGTTTGGTGTGGCGAGTCAAATGAAGAAAGGTCGTAACCCTAATGCTAAGGTTGGTGCAAATAGACAAGCAAGACGTGATGCATATAAGAAAGACCTTGCTCGCCGAGGAATAAAGAAATAGTGAAAAAGTTTAAGCAGTACGTAGAAGAAGGTTGTTGTGAGGCGTGTGCGTCACTCGACGAAGAATTAGAACTGACCGAGGCAGAGTATCAGGGTAAGACGGTTACCTTGAACAAACCTGTGCGTGGAGGTTCTAAGAAGTTCTACGTTTACACCAAGAACGAAAAGGGTAATGTAGTTAAGGTTTCATTCGGAGACCCTAACATGGAGATTAAGAAAGACAACCCTGCTCGTAGAAAAAGTTTTAGGGCGAGACACAATTGTGCAGACCCTGGCCCGAAGTGGAAGGCGCGTTATTGGTCGTGCCGCGCATGGTAATTGATACGTTATAAATAGATGTACCTTTTAACAGTTAAGTCGTTATATGACTTATACAATACACTTTAATGGGTTTAACCGAAAATGGCAGATAATAACAATATCTTACATGAGCATGTGCAACGTGAAGAACAGCGCCTCGCAAGAATCGAGGATAAAATTGATAAGCTTTCTGACGCGATGATTAACCTTGCTCGCGCCGAGGAAAAACTTATTAACATCGACAAGTCGTCACAACAACATTTCGAGAGAATGAACAGATTCTCCCAACGAATGGATGACATTGAAGATGAACTAAAAGAACAAGGAAAGACAGTCAAAGTAATGCAATATATAATTACACTTACTATGACTATTTTTGCTGGTATCATCGTCAAAGTATTTTTTGACGTAGGGTAATAATTGAAGGAGACTGACAATAATGTCAAACATTAATAAAGTTATGGAGGCTTACTTGTCTATGAAGCAGTCGGTCTCTGAGCAAGTTGAAGAACTAGATATCCAAGAGAAGAAAAAACTCGACCCTGTAGACGATAAAGAGAACGATAAAGAGTTCAAAGATCGTGAAGACAAGGACATCGATAATGATGGTGATGTTGATTCTTCTGACGAATATCTACACAAGAAGCGCGCGGCGACTGACGACGCCATCGACGCGAAGAAAAAGAAAGGTGGTAAGAGTGCTGAGATTTCTAAAATCGAAGGCGTTCAAGAAGAAAACCTAGACGAAGGTCTATACACTATCTACGGTACTACTTCAAGCGGTACTAAGAAAGTAATCGGTCGTGGTCGTGGTGATTCTTCTAGTGAAGCAATCTCTCAGTTCCACCAGAGTAATAATGGCACTTTCAAACGTGTATACGTGAGTTTCAGTGCGGTATCCGATTCCTACAATCCTGTAGGTGGTTTGGACCTTGCAGAAACTTTCGAAGACTTCTGGGCCCAGTTGCAAGAGGCAGCGAACCCAAAGGCGAATGCACTTGAGGGTGAAAAGATTGACTCTAAAGAATCACCGAAGTCTAAAGAGTTTATTGCGAAGCATAAGAAGTCTGAGAAGAAATACGAAGACGACGAAGAAGATGGTCACAAGAAAACTTTCAAGGCGGGCGGTAAAGATATGAAGCAGGCACCTGCTCGTAATGGTGCAGACAATCTATCTAACGGTGATAAGAGTCCTGTTAAGGGAAGTTAATCATGACGATTGAGATCATTGTAGTTGTTGTAGCGGTAGCCGCGGTTATAGGTGTGTGGCTTCGTAATCGTGCAAAACCAAAAGATACGAACATCATACCTAACTATGATCGCAAGAACCTATACTCCATGACCAAGCCAGAACTATTAGATTTGGCAAGTGCCATGGGTTTGGAAGTGCGTGGAATGGATACTCTGACCAAAGAGTTGATTATTCTACAAATTCGACAAAAACGAGGATACTAAAATGATTAAAGCTCCAAGCTGGTGCAAAGACGCGGTCCCATCTCAAAAAGGATGGGTCAATCCAAAAACTGGAGAAGTCTTGAAGGCGGTGGGTCTAACTGACGCACAAATCTCCGAGTGGTGTGCCGCACGTGCACCAAAACCTGTAGAAGTTGTCGAAGACGCTCCTGCTGATGATGAACCTGAATGGGATGATGAATAAGTGATTAGTTTTTTGAAGAAACTTTTCGGTAAGGGTGAGGAAACTCACCCGGCTCCGGAAGAACATATTATCGAAGTATCCTTGGATTCTTTTACCAAGGCGGAACTAAAAGATATCGCAGCGTCACGTGGTATCAAAGTCGATATGCGCAAGCGAAAGGCAGATATAATCGCAACGATTGAGTCTGCGTAAACTCTCCTAGATGTTCAAGTATTATATTTTAACGAGTGCAAGTCTCGCGACTCTTGCACGTCATTTTGACACGTTAAAGTTCAATGATGTCGTCGTCGTAATCAATACGCTCAATGATGAGTATAGAGATGAGGCGGCGGACTTCTGTACACGACATAATATAGAACATCATGTAACAGAATCAGATGGTACGGCTGCAACCGGAAAAAACTCTGTTCTAAGACTATTCTTAGAGAGTGATAACGAATACATGGTTCACGTCGATGGTGATGACATAATCACCAAGTATGGTAGGAATCTGTATCGAACGGTTGCTATGCAACCAAACGCACCCGACGTAATCGCACTCTATAATCAACTGCAATTCAGTAGTTGGCGTAAGGGTCTGTGGGACGACCAATACGATTCACTTACAGTAAAAAAAGATGGGTGGTACATTCCTCAACAGCTTGGTCCGCGTTATCCGTGGGACTATAACTTTGACGCCGCGTACGAAGACTTACCCGCAGAGACTATCGCTGCAGGATACATGACTTCATTTAAAGTGAGCCAAAACACTGCACTCCGGTGGGGTAAAGACCGCGTAGACCTAAATCGTTTTTACAAGAAGTTCGCGACACGCAGCGAATGTTTTAGTCGTATGACATTTTTATCACGTAAAGCTGCAGAACTCATGCACTACGACAACAATCTAATTGTAGGTGAAGACGCATACCAGTACCACCAACTCCGCAAACTCGCACATGATGGAGTCATAGATATGCGTATGAGGAAAGAACGATGGGCATTCAGTTATGTGCAGATTGCGGACCGCACCTCAGTTACTCGTACTATATCAACTCATGGTGGTGGAGTTATCGTAAACTACGATTGGATGCGTCCTCTTACAGATGCACTAAATAAACTCGAACCTGAACTACCCGTTGACTATTCATTACCAGAGTTTATTGACCCATACTATGAAGTTAAATCGAAATAACCTTGTTGTCTACGCAGCGAAACATTACTATAGTCCCAAACACATCGACGGGGATGAGTTCTTTGATGACCTAAAACGTTTTAAATACGTAAAGAGATTAATCAATAGGTACTATACCACAGGAGAGTTATCTCATAGACTCATACTTAATCACCTCATTGTAATTTTCAACGTATTTGGACATGAGGCTGGGGTTGAGATACTTGCACTCAAAATTCCGTTGGAGCAATGGGGTGCACTAAAACCATTCCTAATTTATCTCCGTGCAATCAAGAATGAAGAGATTACGGGAATCGAAATGGATAAATATGTAATAGATTATTTGAGGGCACTGCAGTGGGAATCCTAAAACAAGCCGCAGACGTAGTATACACGATACGTTTTCTAAAGTTACTCGTAACTAAGTTCGAGGATACTGGCGCGTTCAAGGCGGGTATCATCGACAAGGACGGTAATAAGAATAAGGATTTTGATTTAGGCAGAATGGAAAATCGTGATGCCTATCGTGACCACTACACTTCATTTCACCGTCTAGTATTCAACCTGAAGAAAATCATGGCAAAGGCTCCAGGCGGTTCTTCTGTGGTCGCACGTTATGGTGCAGCACTCGCCCTTATCAAAGAACACGGTAATCTCAGCGACAAACAGGTCGAAAGAATTCATACAGAAACCGGAATAGATGTTCTTGACGTACTCGCAGAAAACACCCACTGGTATCTACTGAGTGATGGTTCTCTAGGCCCAGGCATGTACCGTATGCGTAACGAGTCATTGACTCTAGGTTGTGTTGAGGTACGTAAGGGTGACCAAGTTCGAGTGACAAAGGGTGACCCAACACATCGAACTATGGGTCTGGCCATCTACGAGGGTACTCACATTAGAACAGGACATCGTGTTCTGTTCGGTTCTAACGAAATCACGAGATGAACCTTCAAGAGGAGTCCAGACTTCTTGACCAGTCAATGGTTGAGGATGAAGGACATTTAGTTCTTACGGAACGCACCGTAGAGACCCTCAAAAGAATATATAAACATACCGAAGTAAAAAGTGTACTGGAGATTGGGTTTAACGCCGGTCACAGTGCGATGGGTTGGTTAGCCTCTACGGATGTGGAACGCTACCACTCAATCGACATTTGTCAGTATGAACACACTGAACTCAACGCGCAACGCATTGAGAACATGTTTCCAGAACGTTTTACTTTTACGAAAATGGATTCGAAAGACCTTGACTTCCGTGACATAATAGGGTATGATATGGTTTTCGTTGATGGTGACCACACCGTTGCAGGCGCGTCTATAGATATACAAAATGTCCGACGTGCAGGATGCCGATGGTTGTTGATAGATGACTATCAGAATTTTTGGTGCCGTGAACTAACTGACCTAATTAATCACTACATTGACAAGGACGCGTTTCCCTATCATTTGTCTGGCATATATCGATACGACAATGCCGACCGCAATACCGGAAAGATGGTACTACTTGGAAGAGATTTATGAAAACTTACGAAGAGTTTAAGAAGCAGTTTGAAGAAGAGTTATCCGTATCTACAGCCTCAGTTGCAGGAGCAGGTAGCGACAAAGACACCGTCGTGGTTAGAAAGAAAGGTGACCGCAAAAACAAACGTAAGGACAACGTCGAAGTTTTGCGTAGGTTACTACCTAACAAAAATATTTAATAGTAGTTGACTGCCCCGGCCATACTACTATATAATGCTGCTCATAACTGAGAGAAGTACAAGATGAAGATTTTAGACTGTGAATCATATAAAGTCGTCCTTATCGAGAAGGGCGATACACCCGACCTATTCGAGGTCCCAGAACAATACAACGAAGAAGAACTCATCTATGTCCCGCTTGTTGGGGTGCAGAGTAATGCTCTTGATGCGTCTCGATTCTTAGTGAAGAATCCGGAGAGTTCATTTAAGAATCATATGATGTGGGAAGGCCTGTTGGACGATTCAGAACAAACGGATTACATTTTCCGTTGTGCACGTAGGTTCCATGAGACTGGTGAACAGATGCTCATTGAGGACTATGAATTTCAATCAGACGAACCTTTCTATGACTATTCGAAATAACTAGGTAAACCATGAGTGTGACTACTGTACCAGACCGTGATGGTCTGTTAACCGACTACGCCGTCGGTATGTTAAAGGATTTTTATTTTATTGACGGTGAAACCTCTCCGCAAGAGGCATATGCACGAGCGGCAGAGGCGTGGGCTTCCTACAAAGGTGAGATAGACCCGTTACTCGCAAATCGCCTATACGAATATGTAAGTAAGAAATGGTTCATGTTTGCATCACCTGTATTGTCGAACGCACCCAAGGAAGGTACGAAGACTCGCGGTCTCCCTATCTCATGTTTCCTAACTTACGTACCAGATACCCTTGAAGGACTGATTGAACACTCCAGCGAGTTGCGTTGGTTGTCTGTCATGGGTGGTGGTGTCGGTGGTCACTGGCGTGATGTGCGTACCGTCTCAGACATCGCACCAGGCCCGATTCCTTTTCTGCACACGGTCGATGCAGACATGATTGCATATCGACAAGGGAAAACGCGCAAAGGGTCATACGCCGCGTATCTGGACGTGTCACACCCAGACATTATTGAGTTCCTAAACATCCGTATCCCTACAGGTGACGTGCAACGTAAGGCACTAAACATACACAACGCAATCAACATTACCGATGAGTTCATGGCCGCGGTCCTGAACAACACGACGTTTGACTTACGAGACCCTAAAGACGGGTCTGTCAAAGAGTCTGTCAATGCACGTAAGCTGTGGGAACGCATCCTTGAGGTACGTTTCCGCACAGGTGAACCATACTTGAACTTCATTGACACTGCGAACCGTGCACTACCAATGTCCCTCAAGGAAAAGGGTCTGCGCATTCACGGGTCGAATCTATGTAACGAAATCCACCTACCTACTTCCGCAGAAAGGACTGCGGTGTGTTGCTTGTCTTCACTGAACCTTGAATATTATGATGAATGGAAAGAAACTAACATTGTCCGTGATCTTGTTCGTATGTTGGACAACGTTCTCCAATACTTCATTGACAATGCGCCCGATAGTATTTCCCGCGCCCGTTATTCGGCAGAAAGAGAAAGAAGTATTGGACTTGGAGCGATGGGTTTCCATTCACTCCTGCAAAAACACTCTGTCGCTTGGGAATCAGACAAGGCGCGAGAGATCAACAACGTGGTCTTTTCCCACATCAATCGTCACGCCCGCGCAGAGACAGAACAACTCGCTAGAGAACGCGGAGAGTATCTCGACGGAGAAGGGTCAGGTAAACGTAACTCACACCTACTCGCCATTGCACCAAACGCATCGAGTGGTGTTATCCTCTCCACGTCACCTTCGATAGAACCAATGAAGGCGAATGCATACACGCACCGAACACGTGCGGGCTCGTTCCTAGTGAAGAACAGGTACCTAGAACAATTGTTGAAGAGTAAGAAAGAAGACAACGATTCTACGTGGACATCAATCATCACAGCAAAAGGTTCGGTGCAACACCTTCCATTCCTCAACGAAGGTGAGAAGGCAGTATTCAAGACCGCCCAAGAGTTAGACCAGACTTGGGTTGTCCAACACGCGGCTGACCGTCAAAAATACATCTGTCAAGGTCAGTCAGTCAACCTATTCTTCCCATCTGGTGCCTCGAAGAGGTACGTTAACAAAGTACACTTCAAGGCGTGGAAGGAAGGGTTGAAAGGTCTGTATTATCTACGCACAGAGGCGAAGAACCGTGCAGAGAACGTCAGCGAGAAAGTTGAGCGCGTGGCACTCGAAGATGATAACAGAACCATCCTCTACGGTAAACCAGACTGTCCATACTGCAAGATGGCAACCGAAGAGTTATCTCTTCGTGGTATACCGTTTGATTATGTTGATCTCGATGAGATTAAAAAAACCGCAGCCGAAGTTACGGGACGCAAGGTTACTACTGTACCACAGATATATCTTGAGGGTCGTTACATCGGTGGATATGATGACCTAATGTCTTATCTAACAGATGAGGTATATACTAATCCAGGCGGTGAAGAATGTCGAGCTTGCGAAGGTTAGTCGTATTCGGTGACAGTTATGTTCAGGGGTATCGGGCAGACCCGAATCCCAGAATTGTAAATTTCAATTTCCCATATTATCTCGCTGATGAACTGGGCACAGAAGTTATCAATTTAGGACATCATGGTCACTCTAACCTAGCGATTGCAAACGACGTTGTGTCTTTCATTCGTAGAACGCCGAAAGACGAACTAAAAGATTATGCGTTCTTAATATGTTTCTCTGACTGGTTGAGAGAGACCGCACGAAATCCAAATGTCAAAGATGCAGATGTGCATCACGCATTAAACGGTATTGTGTGGTCTCGTTGGCCTCAAGTCAAAGACCCAGACGAAGCTACACTACGCATAACTACAGAAATGTGTTACCTTGGTTTGAAACAGTTATGTCAGGAATTAGACATACCTTACAGAATGATTAACAGTTTCGACCATCAAAATTTTTGTGATACCCTTGACATATGGGTTCCAAAGATGTATGATGATGGTCGTGTTGAAGATGTGAGATTAGGGAGTAAAACATGGAAAATGCAAGGACCATCTGGGGATCCTAACTGGATTGAAAGTGGTAGCTCCTACAATACGTTATTTGACATTATCTTGGGTCATTGGTTGATGGACGATGCGAAACTCGCACCGACACTATATCTTAAAACCCACAAATTAAGAAAATACGATAGACAATACATGGCAGGGTGCGGTCATCCAAACATTGCGGGGAATAAACTCATCGCACAGACGCTCGCTCCCTACCTAAACCCAATAATAGGATAATGAATGTCATTACTTAACTTTTCAAAAACATACAAACCTTTTCTTTATCCATGGGCAGTGGACCTTGCGAAGAAACACGAAGAGATTCACTGGATTGAAGATGAAGCGGAGTTATCCGAAGACGTGCAAGATTGGAAAACTAAGTTGACAGAATCAGAGAAGGAGTTTATCACTCATGTTCTGCGTCTGTTCACTCAGTCTGACGTGCAGGTAGGTGAGAACTATCACGAACTACTTATACCACGTTTTAAAAATAACGAAGTCCGCAACATGTTGTCATCATTTGCGGCACGAGAGGCAGTGCACCAACGTGCATATGCCTTACTGAACGACACACTTGGTCTACCGGACGAAGACTTCCACAAGTTCCTTGACTACAAGGCGATGGCTGACAAGATCGATTTTATGAAAGAGGGAAATGTCACCTCTCATACAGGTCTTGCACTCGCGCTTGCGCAGTCAGTGTTCAACGAAGGTATGTCGGTATTCGCGTCGTTCGTCATGCTCCTGAACTTCCAACGATTCGGAAAAATGAAGGGTATGGCAACCATCGTCGAATGGTCCATCCGTGATGAGACCATCCACGTGCAGGGTAACGCAAAGTTGTTCCGCACGTTCTGCGAGGAACACCCTCGTGTGGTAAATGACGAGCTAAAGTCAAAGATATATAACATGGCGGAAAACGCAGTTAGTTTAGAGGACAAGTTCATCGACCTCGCATTTAGAGGAAACGATGTACAGGGGCTCACCAAGAAAGAAGTACGTGCATACATCCGTCACATTGCGGACCGACGCCTACTTCAACTTGGACTGAAACCATTGTTCAATCAAAAGGACAATCCACTCCCTTGGTTGGATTGGGTCCTAAACGGAGCGTCACATGATAACTTCTTTGAGAAGCGTGTGACCGAATACTCAGTCGTAGGTATGGAAGGTGACGATTTCGGCTGGGAGGAAATAGAGTTAGAGGTAGCATAATGGAAACTGTCTATAAAATTGAATGCCCTATATGTGATATAGAGACATCCGTTGAAGTTCTTTATAGTGAAGAACCACCGGCGCACTGTCCTATGTGCGGGGCCGACGCGACTCCAGAATCCAAATATGACGAAGAGTAGTTATGAATCTAAAACAGGTAATACAATCTGTACCGGACTGGCCTGAGGAAGGAATCAACTTCCAAGATGTGACCAGTCTCCTACAGAACCCACAGGCATTCCAACAGAGTGTCCGTACCCTAGTGAACCAAATGGAAGGTCAGGGTTATACGGATATTGTCGCTCCGGATGCACGTGGGTTTCTTTGGGGTGCGCCTGTCGCATTGTACTTGGGTATACCCCTGCACATAATTCGTAAGCCAGGTCGTCTACCACCACCAGTACGTTCCCGAAAGTACAAGTGCGAGTATGCACCACGCACACTTGAAATCAAAACGACTGCACCACTGAACAAGAACAGTCAGGTATGCATCATTGATGACGTGAGTGCGACAGGCGGAACAGCACTTGCCATCACGGAACTGTTACACTCTTTCGATGTTTCTAAAATATCTTACGGGTGCGTGATTGACCTTGCTCACCTTGGTGGCACTGAGAAACTTCGCAGTCAACATATTAAAACATATACCGTGGTGACCTACGATGAGTAGTCTAATCTTTATCGCACTTGAAATCGAAGCACCTAAGATGTCATCGTGGCAGAATGTGCACTTCACTGGAGTCGGTAAGGTTAACGCTGCAATGACTGCGGCACAACTTATCGAACGTCACAAACCAGATGTGGTCTGGAACTTTGGCACTG